GTGCTATCGCAGATCTCGCCCATCGCCGGATGGAGTTGGTCAGGTTCTTTCCGGCCCCATTTGATGTCAATGTAATCATTAGCGGCGCCATTATGCAGAGGACCAGGACGACCCAAAGCTGTGACGTCGTAGACATGCTTGAAGTGATCCGGCTGAAGTGCACCGTTGACGTAGCGGCAAGCGCGACCGTCGAACTGGAAGATGCCAACGACATCGTTCTCCTTGAATCCTAGGATGACGGCGGGATCGTCGAGTGGCATGTTGTAGAGCGTGTCGAGATCCCAGCCCATTTCCTTGCGCATATGGTCTAGTGCCTCGATCGTGCTCAGGCCGAGCGCGTCTATCTTGAGGAGTCCCTTTGCTTCTGCGTCGTACTTATCCATGCTAATGACCTGACGCGTCTCACCCTTGACTTTGCGCTCGTAAATAGCGGCCACATCCGTGATGGGACCAGTAGAAATGACCATTCCCGCCGCATGGACTCCAAATCCAGCGTAGTTGCCCTCAAGGTCAAGTGAAGCTCCAAGATCCGGATATCTCTCAAAAACCTCGCGTGCCTGCGGGAACTGCTCAGCCGTGTCTTCCACCGTGGCGCTGGCGCGGAGGTCGCCTGATGACCGTTCGATGAGAACATCTTTGATCTTCTGTATCTCCCAGTCGGGGACATGGTACACCCTGGCCGCCGCGTCCAGGCTGTTCTTTCCTTTGAAGCGTGTGAAGGTGCCGATCGTGCTGACCTTGCCCGTGCCGTACTTCTGCTCCATGTACTGCCAGATATCGTTACGGCGGTCGCTGCTGAAGTCAATGTCCACGTCGGGCAGGTCCTGGCGGGTGACGTCGATGAACCGCTCGAAGACCAGGTCAGGGTACTTCATGGGGTCAACCTCGGTGATGCGGAGCAGCCAGCAGATGAGCGAGCCTGCGGCGCTACCGCGTGCGGGTCCTACCGCGATGTCGTGATCCTTCGCCCAGCGCACCATATCGCTAATGACGAGGAAGTAGTCGATGAAGTCTTTGCCCTCGATGACTTCCATCTCGTGCTTGAGCCGCGCTTTGTATGCAGACAGCTGCGGCTCGGACAGCTTGTTACACCGGCGGTACCGCCACCCGTCCAGGATCCAGTCCCGCCAAACCTGTAGTGCGGTGTCGTACTGAGCAGGAAGTGGGAACCGCACCATCTCGAGCGATGGGAGCTCAACCGTACAACGGTCGGCTACTTCCCGCGTGGTAAGGATCGCGCGTATGGCTTGCCGCTTGGTGAGTCCGGTACCCATCAGCTTCCGCACGATCATCTGATCCGTCCATGGCGGACAGAGGTTGGCTGAGTAACCCCACTCGCGAGCCATGTCTTCCAGGCTGCGCTTCTCGCCTGGCCGTAGGTTGTGCAGGATCTGCTGCATCTCTTTCTCTTCCGGCACCGTGTAGTGGCAGTCGAATGTCACCACGTATGGTATGTGTAGCTCCTCCGCAATACGCACAAGCATAGGATTTGCTTGCCGAGTCTTCTCAAGTTCCGGAAACGCCTGTAGCTCGATGTAATAGGCATCGCCGAACGTGCGAAGATATTGAGAAGCGAGGCGTCGCGCTCGTCCAAAGGAAGCGTCAGCCTCAGCCACGTGTTTCCCTCCCACGGCGGCTGTAGAAAGTGCAGAGCCTTGACATCCACTAAGTATGACCAACCCGCGCTTATGAGCCGCAAGCATTCGTCCGTCTGCCGTTGGCTCATAGTAGTAACCTCTTGAATATGTATCAGAAACGAGGCGGAGCAGATTGCGATATCCCTCCGCGTGTTCGGCCAGAATGGTAAGGTGATTCTTTCTTTGTGTAGCCTGTTCACCTAGCTCTCCCGTGTAGAGTTCAACTCCGAAGAGCGGCTTGACTCCATTCTTGCGGGCTGCCGACTCAAGCTGGACATGCGAAGAGATATTTCCATGCTCGGTAGCCGCAAGTGCAGTGAGGCCAATCTCTCCTGCCCGCCTGCAATGCGCAGACGGCAGAGCGTAGCCGTCACCGTAACTGAACGTCGTGTGGTGGTGAAGTGAGGCAAACGTCATCTCCCTCGTGCGTTGAGGAAGACGAGCCGTCCGCTTCACCTTCCGGTGGATGATGGGCGTGTGGTGCCCGTGCCCGTCGCGGTGGACGGGCACATGGACACTCAGGAACTCGTGTTCCCTCTCACGCTTCGCCATCAGGTCGTACCCTCGGCGATCCTGATTGCGAAGTTCGCGTAGTTGATGATGTCGGCGAACTCCTCGACCATGTTGGCAATCACGTCTGCCCGCATGGGCTCGGTCAAAGATCCAGCGAGCAGATCCAGCGCGTTGAGAGCTCTGTCAATCTTCGTCCGAATCTGGACGGCCTGATCTCGACAGGAGTACTGCTTCCAGAGCGCGTTCCGCAGTCTCTCACGGTCAACGTGTACTTCCCACGCCATGCGTGTGACGCGCATGTAGTCGTGTGCGTCCTCTTCCGAGAGCGCGCCCCTGGTGTCATAGGTCTCCTCGATGAGTGTCATGAGTGTGCCTTCATTACGTCTTTCGCTCCCTTGTACACATCGTGTAGAAGGACCCCATGCTCCCACCGTGCCCATCTGCCGAGCCGGTGGATGCTGGGCCAACAGTCGCAGTCATTCCCTACCGCCTTGAGTCCCATCTTCCATGTGGGGTCGTTCTCGTCATAGTCAGGCGGCTCGGTCGCGTACTCGATCGAACAGATGCCGCCGATGATGGACCAGCGGTACCACGGATCGTGCGCGTACCCGTTGTAGATGAAGATATCCTTCTCCGCATCCAGCGGAGGCGCTTCGATCGTGCGGATGTAGTATGGCGTGCTGGCGAAGTCATGCTCGTGCTGGCAGATCAGCGGCTGCGGTAGCGTAGAGATCGCGACATCGAACTCAGCCCCGATGTTGGTCAGCCCCGCGATGTTGCCAGAGAAGTCCGTGTCCAGGATCTTCCACTCGTAGCGTTCCCAGAGCGTGTCGTACACCAGCGGTAGGTTCCACGATGGGTACGCTTGCAGGTACCGCTCCCACGCGGTGTATCGGGCAGCGTCGCCGTACACCTTCTTGGCATATCCCTCAGCCGTGCCCAGCCGGACGTACTGTACATAGTTGTCCGGGTACACCGGGCTGATGCCGGGGATCGGCTCGTGTAGGTACATGGCGCCAGGTAGCACGCTCTTCTGTTTGATACTGAAGATGGCTACCTCAGCACCCTCGATCTCCTCGCAGGCGTGAGCCGCGATCAGCCCTGCTGGCCCACACCCAAGAATCGCAACATTCATATCTTGACCTCCCTGAGCAGAGAGTGAAGTGTGGGCTCAACGTAGATGTCCCCGAGGTAGCGGCGAATCATGCGCGCCTCGTAGAGCGTGTTGATGATGCCGTTAGCTTCATCCCTGGGTACGTTGAGAAGTTCCTCGAGATCCTGTCGGCGGAACTTCCCTTGGTTACGGAGATGCTTGGCAAGCAACGGCCGACCCTTGAGGTACTGCGCGATCTTCTTCTTGTTCTCCTCTGCCGCTAGTCTGTCAGCCAAGATCTCCTTGCTGCGCTCGCGGTACCCGAACGTGGGCATACCGTAGAGTACGTTCATGAACTGGCACGCTGTCCTGACGTGCTCAGGTCGCACGACTACCTTCTGATAGGACGGGTCAGTACTGAAGAGGCGCGCGGCTAGAGCTACTGCAACCCGCGCTATTTTTGTGCGAATGTTCGCCGCCTGTACTAACGGTGGGTCCTCTATGTACCGCTTGCCCATCTCATTCGCGAGGTCGAACACCAGCTGCTCCGAGCGCTGATCGAATACCACCTGCTCGGCAGTGCGTGTCCAGGCCCAGCGTAGAAGCGCATGACATGCCTCGGGCGTGTACTTCAGTTCACCGCCACCCACAGGCTGATTGATCGTCTCAGCGGCCACGTCTAGCGACGTACAGGCCATCGCGAGATCGAAGCGCGCTATGTCCTCCGCGTTACCGATGAGAGGCTTGATAGCGTCCACGCCATAGGTGTAGTGCTGCATCGTCGCGTTACGCGGATTGCCCATCCAGAGCAGCCGCGTGCGCGCCCATGTCGCCTCCTGCTGAATCTTGATGAGCTTCGCCTGCCCAGATGAACGGATGTCGCTCATGGCAGCGATCTCTTCCGGCGTCAGACCGCTGATCTCGTCTAGCACCACCAGGCGTCTATCGTTGATTGGCACAACGCCCCACGTGATGGCCCAATCGCGTCCTCCCATCTGCTGTAGGCCACCCACCACGCCTGCAAAGCTGGCAGCCTCACAGCTGATAAGCTCCCCGCCACCGTAATGACGTATCAGCCGCTCGGCTGCCAGGCTCTTGCCGGTGCGTGTATCACCGACGATGAGGCTATCTAGCCAGCCACGTGCAATCAGTTCACCCGCAAAGCTGAAGCTGAGGACGCTATGGAATGTCAGATCCATGAGCGCATGCATCTCCGGGCGTCCGTGGATCCTTGTGACGTGAGTGCTCAACGTCCGACTGATCTCGGCCAGCTTCTTGATCGGGTCACCTGGTGCCTGAAATCTCTTCATCAGCAGAATGCTAGCATCGTCTAGATTGAAACTGTCTACAGCGGTCTCGGTGTACGCGATCTCATGCGCCAAGAACTCCTTGCGCTGATTGTACGGGTTCGCATGCAGCGCGCCCACTACCGTAACGGTGTTGTTCGCCATCAGGTCATGACGTCCTACCGACGTGATGGTGATGCCCTTGTACTTTGCTGCATCCGGCGACGTGTCTGCACCGTCGGTGTAGTCCAGCGCCGGACGCGCGAAAAGTACGTCCACCGATTGCTGCTCCTCGTAGCCATGCTTTAGCCTGCCGCACTTGCCGCCGGGGATTCCGAACGCATCGTTGATCGCATAGGCGAGTCCTGGCTTTGTAGACTCAACCATGGAAAGAATGATCGGATCATCTGGCGCGATCTCGAGGTCAGCCTCACCGCTCATGGCGTTGAGAGGACAGCCCTGACATTTCGCGCCTGCATCTTGCGAGCAGAAGAGATGCACCTTGCGCGGCACGTTGTAGCCCGGCTCCTTGCGTCCCTTTAGCGTTACGACGATGCGCATGGGTGTTCCGGTGCGACTTGAGTCAAAGGTGTCCAGCACCGATACCGTCTCAATCTCAGCGGTAGCCTTACGACGTGCTCCCTTACGCGGGACGTACTGCTCCGCCTCGGACATCGCCAGCTTGAGCGCATCTGGCCCCTCGTCCGTGAGCAGGTCGGTGATGTCCTTACCGTGCTTCGCCAGCACCGGGTACGGCAGCTTGACGATGTAGACCTCCTGCGTGACTGGCAGCAGGCTGCGCGCGATCTTGTTGTTACCAGTCTGGCCCTCTTCGTCCATGTCCTGCGCGATGTATACACGCTTGCCCTTGAAGTGCGGACCCCAGCTGATGTCCCACTGGTTCTCGCCAGCCGTGCGCGTGATCGCGTTGAAGCCGTACTGTATGGCGAGCATGGCGTCCCATTCTCCCGCGACGATCAGAATCTCATATGGGTTAGCTTCCAGGCTGCTGAGCGGGTACAGGCGTGGCGGCTTGTTGTAGCCGGTCTCGCCCCAGATCTTGCGGCGTCCCTCAGCAGGGTTCGGATTGTAGTAACGGATGTTCGCTAGCTCGCCATCGCTATCGTACACCGGGATCGTGTAGTTACGGCCATCCTGGTAGCCGATCTGGAACTTGTTGATCGTGTCATCAGTCAGGCCACGGCGTTCGTGTAGCCACTGAAGAGCGCCGCGATTGCTCATCAATGCTGAATGCCACCCGTCCACCATGGCCTGGCTGATGACGCGAATCTTCTTGTCAGTAGGCTGACCGTTGAGGTTCACGTTACCGTTGTTCGCGTGACGTGGGTCGCCCCACTCAGCCCTGCGGCGGATGAGGGCAGTCACCGGCATGCCGCCACAGATGAAGCAGTAGTAGAGTCCTTTGTCCACGTTGAGGCTTGCCGAGCGCCGCTCGTCGCCGTGGAAAGGACAGTGCATGTTCCATTCGCGTGTACCATCAGCGTTCCGATGAGTCGGGGTCTCTCCCTCCAGGTACGGTTGAAGGTCTCGGATCTGTTTTTGCGTTACCTTAGCCATCAGGAGCAGAGGCCGCTGCAGGAGAAGCACCGGTCCTGCCCAAGAAAGAGAACAGCTTTGACTTCATGCGACTGAGTTCGATGGTGTATGACCACGGCTCGACCGTGCATGTACGGCTCTCGTAGCGGGTCAACATGTCAAAGAACTCATCCTCCCTACTCGCGGGTGGATCAAACAGCCACATCACCTTGGTGCTGTTCAGCCTCTTGAGCTCGTACTCGAAACCAGAGCAGACTAGCGTGGTCGCGAGTGCGAGATCGTCAGTACCGAATGCTCCTCCTGCTACGCCCATGGTCAGTCGAACGGGTTGGCTTCGTCGTCTTCGCGCAGCGCCTCGATGATCGTGTTCTTGAGACGCTCAGCAGCACCGCTGCCGCGCATGCGGGGCATGTCACCGAGGTTGCGATCCTCCCACTCCTTCTTCAGAGCGTCGATCTCCCAACTCTCGTAGTCATCGCCCTCACCGTCACCATCGCCGTCGCCCTCTGTCTCTTCCTCGTCGGCGGCATCGGCCACTGCGTTGTCTTCCTCACGCAGCGCCTTGATGAGCTTGTCGCGCTTGTTGCCACGACCGCCGGGGATGGTGGCACCCCGATCGTTGACCTCTGCTTCCAGATCCTCGTCGGCCCAGTCGTCGTAGCTGCCGACCTCCGGATCGTCCTCGCGCGAAGGGACAAAGCCGTCGGGGTAGCCGGTGTCCTCGGCTTCCTCGTCGTCTGTCTCGATCGCGTTGCTGCTGCCATTGCTGGCAGCCGTCTGTGACAACCCACCGACCTCGTCGCCGTCCTGTGACGGCATCAGCTTGCCGGCATCCGGCGCGTACTCGCCGTTGTACTCCCCGTGGTTGACCTTCACACGGATGACCTTGCCGACCTGCTTGGTGGGATCGAGCTTGCCCTTCTCCTTCAGCTGGCATGCCCTGATGAACTCGGCCAGCTTCCAGTCGGACTCCGGGCCCAGCCCGATGTACGTGAAGAGCCAGTCGTACTCGGCTCCCATGTCCAGCCCGACTCGGATGTCGTTTGCGGGCTGACCGTTTGCCTTCACCTCGCGCTGTTCGCACAACGCGATGCGGGCGACGCGCAGTCCCGTTGGGACTTTGACGCCGGTACCGCCACCGGATTCCTCGACGCCGGTGACGTCGTAGTCAATGAGCCTTGCCACTACTGCTCCCTTCTACCTCGTCGTGTAGCAGTCGCACCGCCACGCCGATTGCGCATGTCAGCGCCACCGCGCGCTGCCTCTACAGCCCGCATGATCTGCGGGATCGTCGGATCGTCTACATACCCATCCGGTAGGAACGCATCAAAGTGATCCTTGGCGTAGTACCGGCTGGACTCGGTGAAGTGGATCCGACGAATCTCTTTCTTGCCTTCATCAACCACTTCAAGGAAGCCGACCATGTTCATGTAGCCGCAGATCTTCTCGGGCATCTGACGCACCTGGATCCATGGACGCAGGACGTCACCACCCTCATCGTTGGTTGGGTGCGGTCCTTCCATCGGGTGAGCGGTGATCCCAAAATGGAACCGCCGGCACCCGATCATGTGCCGCACCCATTGCTGAATACGGTCAGCGTTCGTACCGTACTCAGGCTTGTCCTTGCCGCCTGTGGGTGAGATGTTCGGCTTGCTCGTTGGCCTACCGCTCTGATCAAGCACCCAGTTACGGCCAGGCTTGTTCCGCCACGCTGCTTCCCACACGTCGTCCAGCAGTACGTCCTGCGCGATGCTGATGCAGTCCCACCAGATCCACGTGTAGGGCATTGGATCGATATGCTGACACCACTCGAGAATCTGCAACATCTTCTCGTGCGTGTCGGCTACGATCTCGTGCGCACCGCTTGCTAGCGCGCGTGCCGGTATCAGGTCCATGCTGCTGCGAACTATCAGCGTGGGGTACTCGGCAGCGCCGGTCGCGATGAAGCTGGTCTTGCCGTTGCCTGGGCTCGCGTAGACCAGCATCCTGATCCACTCGGACTCGCCCAGCTGCGTGAAGTTCAGGTTTGGCGATGACGGTGCCTGTACCACCGACAGGTTCGCCTGCTGCCCCGAGGCTCGGACGAGATTTTGACCCCTACGTGGCATTAGGAGTCCCGTAGTCCGATTCGCTGCAGATAGAAATGCTGATCCAAGAGCCCATACGTCAAATCACCTATCTCCTCGCACGTTGTCGAGTGCGCCCTTGATCATCGCGGCACACCGCTGCGCGAGAACTGCGTTAGTTGTCCCTCCGTTGATGTATGGAGGCGGAGGGCTGAATGACCTACGCAGCGTCGCGACGCGGATATCGCGTGCCTCGTACTTGTCCATCAGTTCGGCGGGTGTTAGCTCGTTGATGTCCACGGCCAGGTCCATACAGACCTTGAACGCAACCGTCTGCCAAACATCGGACGTCTGCTCTTCGGGCTTGATGATACGGTAATGTTCTTCCATGTCACCTTCCTTCGTACACTTCGTGCTCGCTGTAGGGATCCCAGGCTTGCGTCGTCTGGCTCAGGAACGCGAGCCAGTCGTTGCCTGTCTCGTGTAGCTCGCAGGCATCGCGCATAGCGCACATCGGACAGGTGAACATACCTGGGTTCTTCGTCAGGGGCAGTTCGCCCGATCGGAATAGCTCAATGCGGCGGTAGTCGATCTCCGCGCGACGCATGACCTCGTTACGGTCGAACTCATCCCTGAAGATGGGCTTCCGCGCGAAGTAGGGTGACGGCTGCTTCTGGCTGACGCTGCCGTCCTTGTTCAGATACATCCGCTTGCCCTTGACGAACTGGCTAGGCCGCTCGTCAGGCATGGCCTTACGCATGATGTTGTACAACATTCCCGCGAGACGCTGTCGCGGCCCCAGTCGCGCCGCGTCCCGCAGGAAC